TGAATTCCTCTAATGCGGCAACATTCTTCATCAGAATTAACATTGATGGTGTTGCTTCAATGCCGAATAATTTATGCATTGTTGCAGCAAGTTCATCTGGAGCTAAATCCCTGCTACTAAGTTCTTTTAGAATTTCAATTAGATTTGAAGAAGATAAACCAAGTTCTTTGGCGGCATCAGCAGATCTTAAAAGCGACATACGAAGGGCACGGCCAGCAATCCCGGCCTTGATACCTGATTGAGATAGGATGCCAATCATTGCCGATACTTGCTCAATAGAATAACCAAATTGTGCAGCAACAGGGGCAACAAATTTCATTGCCTGCCCAAGAGCTTCAATGTTGGTGTTACTTCGTGTAATAGTTCCAACAAACACATCGACAACTTTATCCAATTCGGTAGTGTTAAGACCAAAAGCCATTAATGAATCAGTTGCAATATCTGTTGCACGAGACAGATCCATCTCACCAATTAGAGCAAGATTGAGAACTCCACCTAATGCAGCGATAGCATCTTCAGTTCCCAAACCAGCCATTCCCAAATAACGGAGTGCATTAGCAGCTTCTGTTGCTGTCCAAACTGTTTCCTCACCTGCTTTTAACGCAGCTTTTTGAAGTTTTTCAAATTCTTCAGCTGTAGAACGAACAATTCCACCAACTATTGACATTTGATGCTCAAATGTAGCCCCAATAGTTAACGTTTCCATTACTGCATTAACTGCACGGCGCATTGCCATGTAGGACAATGTAACTAAGGCAACATGTGGAATTAGATTACGAATTCCACCACTATGCTTTTCAACTTCCGCAGTCGCTTTTTTATAAGAGGTTGTATTTCGTTCAACTTCTATTGCTGATTTTTTATGAGATTCCATAACCATGTCGATAGTTGGCTTGGCTTGTCGAAACGCTTTGCTTGTTGTTCCAAGTTGCCCAGAAGCCATCTTCTCCATTACAACAACACGGTTCATTACATCATAGTAGGTCTGCCCACTACGCCCAGCCGCGTTCATTGCCATTGATTTGGCCCGGATATGTTCTTCGGCTTTTTTAATATTTGGTAGCCAGCGCTGAACTTGATCATTCAGTGTTCCATATTTTCGACCAAGTTCAACAATTGCCATCGCATATTGTGGACTTTTTCGTGTAGCTTCTGTAAGTGCGGATGTATAGAGATCAACTGATTTTGTTGCTTTTTGAACACCAGCCATGCCAGTGCTATTCACTTTTTTAAGTGAGTTTTGCAGAGACTCTATTGCAGTAACTGTATTTTTGGTAGACGCATCAATAGAATTAATTGCCGAGATGACCTTCTCAGATCCTTCGGCACTCAATCGAATGACTAATGCTGCTAAGTCTTCGGCCATAGCCTTATACCAAAAAAGCCGTCCAACTACCTCTTTCGAGGAGCTGGATGGCTTTTGGGTTTGCTTTTCGATTCACTTTTTTTGCGTTCCTTCTCATGCTGTTCCCCATTCCACTTTAGGTATTCACTATCAAGTATACCCACAAACTTGATATATTCAAATCGTTCTTCGAGAGAATCTATGCCCATTATCCTAAAGTAGGATTCGTAAGCTGGAAGAGGAATTGCACCAACCCCCATTCCAACACTACGAGAGGAACTTAGAATATGAAACGCACTCCAGTAGGCGGTTAAATCGTCAAACAAATCAGGCTCTTCATCTAACATTCCAGAAACATCGTGACCATCTGCCTCAAGTTGTTCCACCCACTCTCTCCGCGTCTGATTGCTTTTTCCCATCTTCTCCGACGCTTTGAGGTGCCACTGCATTACTTTTTTAGATTCTCTACTGCCTCCTGATCATCTTCTTCTTGAAAGGATTCCAATTCATTTGCGATATCATTAACATAGTTTCGAAGCTCAGGATATTTGGTTAAAACAGTAATAACAGCTTCTTTTGAATATGGAATTTCAATCCCATCATCCTCAACACCCGACCAATCCAAAACAATCGTTTCGGCCATACACTGAATCAATAGTTTTTCTGCAATTTCATCCGGTAAAGTTCCTCGGCGAATAGCTCGACGATGTGGCTTACTAATCCTCTGAAATGTCTTTTGATAGTTGGGGTTGCCAACTCTTGCAATCCTCATACGAAGTCCGTCTGCAAGATCATACCAAACACCTTCTTTTTCTTTTGCTGCATCAGTTCCAAACAACTTTTTTACATCAGCCATTTTATTCTCTCCCCGTTTAAAGATTTCATCAAACTTGATGAAGTATTAACTTCACCCACTCAATTTTCTTGGCATTCCAAGAAAAGTCACAACATTATCGACTCTACTTCGATACGGGCCATTGTAGTGATTGATTTCAATTGGAAGATCTGGGTCGAAATCCTCTTCATTTAACTCACATAATATATTCCAATGTTTAGTATTTGGATTAAATTGTTCAAGGATTAACACCAGTTACTCCCAAGAATAGGATTTTTCTTCTGTAACATCTTCATCCAAATCATCATCAATCGCTTCCACTATCTCTTCTGCTATAATAGCATTATCCGTTTTCAAATTGCAACCAATAAATTTTGTGCGATATGGCCCATCATATCTATTGACAACTGGAGTATTTTCATCATAATCCATTTCATCAATTTCAGATAATTTATTCCAACATTTAGTTTTCGGGTTAAACTGTTCAATAATTACTTTTCCCATAATAAGCCTCCTAAAAAATTAAAGAAATAGGGCCAGACAACTAAAAACTCAATCAACACGGGGCACATTAATTGAGGAAAGGAGGAATAGTCATCTGACCCTATACGTTAAAGATACAACTTACGCAGCAAACTTGCTGATCTGAATCGTATAATCGTAAGTCGGATCTTTATACGCCCTAAAGCCAAGACTTTCCACCACATCCTGATCCTGCCCACCAACATTGATTCCATCCGATTCAAACTCGACCTGTGGAAAATCAAAGATGTAGGCATTACCGGATGCATCCTCAACCTTATAGGAGAGAGAAGTTGCCGTTCCAGCAAGGTACTTATCATATAGACTGTCGCTCTTAAAGAAGGCAGTCAATGTACCTGTAACATCACACTTTCCAACACCTATATCACAATTGCCCATTTCCCCGATTGCCTTCAGGCCACGGACATTGTTTGTTAGAGTGAAATCCAGACCCTGTACGAGACAAGAAGAAACATCAGTCCCATTCTCCTTCACCTCTGCAACATTACTAACGGCACTCAGAACTGCGTTTGTACCAGCAGCTGTTGCACTCGCAACCGGAGTAGACGTTTGAGTTAGAGTTGCACTCTTGCCCATAAAATCAAAACTACCGGTTAGAATTGCTCCAGCCTGAGCCGCCACATTAAACGAATTACACACCATTCCAGTAAAGGTAAAATATTGAGCTGATGCTAATCCGCCATGATACCGAATAAATGTGAAGCTATGTTAAGTTATTAAATTACTCAAATACGCACCACCAATTGTGATTGTATCCGTTCCAGAAGCTACAGTTGCATCAAATGCAGGCGTTACCACAATTTGGCTGTAACTCGATTTTGCAGTAATTTGATAATAGCCATTATTTGTTGCGTTGGAACTTCCTCTCAATTCAATCCACTGCCCAAGTGTTGCCAAAGAGAAGTTAGCAGTTCCATTTGTGGCCCCAGAGCCAGCCGTCAGAGTTCCTGCACTGCCAATACCAATGCCCAATGCCGAAATTGCAAGCGCGGTGGACCAATCACTCCACAAGGCACCTTCCAAAAGAGAATTGAATGAATCGTAACTCAGCTCGAAGTTAAACCCACCACTTGCCTCAGCATCCGATGGGATTAAATCCGTAATTTGCCGATCATTACGAATTTCACCTGATGTAACATTCGTAATATTATAGGCAAAAGACTCACCCGTATATCTCAATTCCTGATAGGTGCAAGTGGCAGCAGTTCCCCAAGTGACTTCCTCACCAAAGTACAATGATGCCCTATTACTATCCATTAGTTATTACCCCCGCTAAAAGTTTTTGGGATATTTTCTTCCAAATTGACCTTCAGAGAGGTTCGAACCAATTTACAAAAAATCATAGTAATAGATTTAATTTGTCGCGCCATTATTTTACGCACCTAATCTCGATTCATTCCTGAGTCGAGAGCTAAATTGAATTTTTATATGAGTTTTCATTTTTACTGATCTCAAATGTGTTTATAGTTCCACATTTGCTCCGAGGACATTTTATCTCTATTCGTGCAAACAAATTTACTGCCTTTATCTTTGCCAGAAGTTTGCCACACTTTATACATCTACATTCACCATCCGCTGTTGGAAGAACAAATCCTAATCTCATGATGCATTAGCCAGCGATTTATCATAAGTAAATGGAATTAAAAGAGAGTATTGATAGTGTTCTCCAACATCTCCAACTCTTCTTAGTCTTGGAGATAAACATTTGATTGAAGAGAAATCTGCATTTCTAAAAATATCTGATAGCGAATCCGCATATCCTCTTGCAGTTGCAGTGCCTGTATTTGTTGGAATCATAATCATTATATGAATCAATCCAATTGCACGATGACAGGGAATTGTGGCCATACTTGCCTGTCGAACATCAGCCTCCTCAACAAGCAAACGAATAAAAGGTGTACTGGCTATAGGATTGTATTCAACATTATCCCATGCAATGTCTGTGGTTGACCAATTTGCCTTTAGTCTAGATTCAATGGCTGTTCTTATATCAGTAAAAAAACTCATATAACATCCATCGGGTCAAGAATTTTATCACCAGAAGATTTCATGAAAGAGACATACTTGGCAATATTGCTAATGGTATACATCAACGCCTTTTCATAAACCAGATATCCACCTTTGCCATTCCAACCTGTGTACTCAACATTTGCAGCCCAACTATAGTGATTCGAATTTGAGAAACCAACGGAATTTGAGATATACACTGTGTCTGTTTCTTTTAAGCCTTTGAGATTTAATAATTGGGTTTTTGCCTGTGCTTTTGCAACCCCTTCTGGAATCGCAGTTTTTTTGGTGTAAGCGGTGTCCGATCCATCAACCGCATTCACACTAATTCGATGGCTTGCAATATAAGAACCTGTTTTACATGGAGAATTTTCAAGTATTTTATTATAACAGCCAGATGCCGCCTGCTGCAGGACACCAGCAACACTATTCTTAACCTTGATCTCGAACTTCTTCAAAGCGGCTTCAAATGTTCTTAAGTTGGTTACATCATACTGTTTTGACATTAAGTCTTCCGAATGTACATGGTATAAAGTGCTTCTGCCGGGTCCGTAAGATAGTCAATCACGTTCCACTGTTCACTGCTAATTGTGACATAATCTCCAACTTTTGGAGTAACAGATATGTCATTATTTGCTACCAAGAGTTTTCGATCTGTCTTCTTGATAGCTCTATCTTGAATCTCTTCGGATTTTATCTCATCCGGAATTGCCGTAATTGTTATGTCTGTGCCCCCGGACTCCGTTTGACCACCAGTTGTTGCATTATAAGCATAAGTTCCAAGTGAGTGATACGATAGGGAATTTCCTATATTATCAAACGCATCCACACAAACCTCAGCCACATTTTGAAAAACTTCTTTTAGTCCCATTATTTCTTCTTCAAACTCGGATATTTTTTATAAACAGCAGCCCGAACTTTTTTCTTCTCTTCCGGAGTTCCATATTGTGATACTCTGGCTAATGCGTTAACTGCGTGGCTTTTGTCATAAATCGGATATTTCTTCTCATTCGGAATAGCAAAATTTTTACTTTTAATTTGCTTTCGTCCTTTTGTAGTTAATTTAGCCATTTATTTCTTCTTCGTTTTCTTAAATGGAATCGAATCCCTATGAGTTTTGGCTAAAGAA